TGAGTGCGCGGGGGCCATGTTCTGCCTGCCCATCCAAGCCCTGTGCTGGAAGCCTTGCGAACTGCCTGACGTGGAACTGATACAGCCGTGGGACACCTTCTCCTCGACATTCACGGTGCATGAGTTCGGGCTGTGGAAACGCGGCAACGCGCAGCTCCTCAACGTGCGCAAGATTGCAGGCTTTCCCGAGCGCCTGAATGCACGCTACCTGTTCACCATCGACTTCGAGGGGAACGCGCTGGCCGACGACGCCCAACAGCATAAACAACTCCACGTTCTACAGGTCGAGCAGGGCTGGTTTGCCGCCGTCCCGAACAACCGCGTCCTGAGCGTGGACACCGCTTTCGAGAAACCCTGCGAAGTGCTGCCGCGCTTCGAGTCCCTTGAACACCTATACACGGCTGAATGCCAGATCGGAGAACCCTGACCCATGACCACACTCACCTACCTCGCTGAACCCGCCATCCACTCATCCGCCCGCAAGGCAGCGGCAAAGTGGAATAGCATTCTCTCTGACCTCGTAGCTCTCAAGGAGGACGCGACGCAGATGCTCAACATCGTCATCCACTTCGGCAACATCGACCGCCGGAAGCATCCGGGCCGGATTGCCGAGTGCCGACACCACGGACCCGACAAGTGGGAAATCGTCATCGCCGTTGACCAAAAGTGGGCAACGACGTGGTGGCAGCGATTCACCGGCAAGGGCAACAACCTCTACGTCACCATGCTCCACGAGTTCGGGCATGTGTTCGATCTCCCGCATTCCGCCAACCCATCGCACGTCATGCACGCGGAGATGAACGGCAACGGCTCGATGTCGTCCGCCGAGATGCAGTCGTATCGTGAGAAGTTCCTGCTCAACATGGAGGGGGAGGTATGACACTACTACACGGCGACAACCTCGCACTCCTTGCCACCCTACCAGACAACAGCATCGACGCGGTTGTCACCGATCCGCCATACGGTCTCGGCGATCCACCTGACGCGCTCGCCATGCTCCGCGACTGGCTGGAAACGGGGCACCATGACGTGAAAAGCAAGCGCGGCTTCATGGGTAAGGCGTGGGACAACTTTGTCCCGCAGCCGATGCAGTGGCGCGAGGTGTACCGAGTGCTCAAGCCCGGTGGTCACGTCCTCGCCTTTGCAGGAACACGGACACAGGATTTAATGTCCCTTGGCCTACGGCTGGCGGGCTTTGAGATTCGCGATTTGGTGGCTTGGGTGTACGGTTCTGGCTTCCCCAAATCACACAACCTCGAAGGCGAGTGGGAAGGGTACGGCACCGCGCTCAAGCCTGCGCTGGAACCGATTACTCTTGCCCGCAAACCCCTCGAAGGGACAGTCGCAGCCAACATGCTCAAGTGGCACACTGGGGCGATCAACGTGGACGGGTGTCGTGTGTATCGCAGCGCCGACGATAGGAGCGGGTGGTCCGAGACCGGGTCTAAAGAGTCCGAGAACGTAGCGATGTCTGGAAAGAACTATGCTCGTGAAGCAAAACCGGATAATGAGCAAGGCCGCTGGCCCGCCAACCTGATTCACGACGGCAGTGATGAGGTGGTTGGGTTGTTTCCGGTGACGACGAGCGGCGGGGGTGACAAGCACGGACGGAAAAAATCTACATTTTGCGCCTCTACGGATTGGGAGGCATTTAAGGGAACGAGTAGTGGTGGCGACTCAGGCTCCGCTGCCCGCTTCTTCTACTGCGCGAAGGTATCTCCCTCGGAGCGCAACGCCGGGTTGTCCGACCTGCCAGACAAAGAGTGGAAGGGAGATGGTGCCGCGATTCCGCAGCGAGGCGAGCGCCCGTTCAACCCATCGAAGAACAACCACCCAACGGTCAAGCCCATCGCTCTCATGCGCTACCTGTGCCGCCTCATCACGCCGCCCGGTGGATCGGTGCTCGACCCTTGGATGGGCAGTGGGTCCACGGGAGTAGCATGCAAGGAAGAGGGATTCCGGTTCATCGGCATGGAGCAGGACGAAGGGTATTACACCATCGCCCGCGCACGCTGCGGAGTTCCGAAGCTCGCGTTGGAGGACTGCGGCGTATGATCCTTAAACACGAGAAGCCGCAACGCCTGATGATCGAGCACCTATACACGGCTGAATGCCAGATCGGAGAACCCTGACCCATGACCACCACACTACTACAAGGAGATTGCATCGAGAAGATGAAGGCCATCAAAGATGGCAGCGTCGATATGGTTTTGTGCGATTTGCCATACGGAACTACGCAAAACAAATGGGACAGTGTGATACCTTTTGCTTCTCTGTGGGAGGCTTATAGGCGCGTATGCAAACCAAACGCGGCTATCGTGCTGACGGCGAGCCAACCGTTCACGTCTGTCGTAGTGACGAGCAATCTAGTCGGATTCAAATATGAATGGATATGGCAAAAAGAGGCTGGAACTGGCCTGCTGAATGCCAAGAAACAACCGCTTCGCGACCATGAAAGCATACTAGTATTCTACGACCGGCAATGCACCTACAACCCGCAATTCACGAAAGGAAAACCGTATGTGTGCAAAAAAGGCGGAGAGACATCAAATTATAACCAAAGTGGATTTGTTGTAACAGTGCCTGATGGAGTATCTCATCCGCACCTACACCAACGCAGGCGAGACTGTCCTCGACAATACGATGGGCAGCGGGACAACCGGCGTAGCCTGCGTCAACACAGGGCGCAATTTCATCGGCATTGAACGTGACGACAAGTACTTCGCCATCGCCCGCGCACGCTGCGGAGTTCCGAAGCTGTCGTTGGAGGACATCGACGTATGATCTTCAAACCCGAAGAGCCGCAACGCCTGATGATCGAGCACCTGCACCGATCACCAAGTTCCTTCTGCATCGTAGGCATGGGTATCGGGAAGACGGCAGCCACGCTGGCGTACATCAACGACCGCTTCGGCAGCCTCGACTGCAAAGGTGTGCTCATCGTAGCTCCTATCCGCGTATGTAACCTGACTTGGCCCCTCGAAGTGAAACAGTGGGACCAATTCCGATGGATGAAGGTCGCCAACCTGAGAACGCCATCCGGTCGCCACGCTTTCCTTACCGGCGCTGCCCACATCTACCTCATCAACTACGAAGCCCTCTGTTCCCGTACGATCACGGTGAAGAAACGCCGTGCTCCGACGCAGGATGAACTCACCCATCTGCGCACAACCGGCGAGCTGCCATTCGGCTGCATGATGTCATCCAACCGGAAGAAGCGCGGCCCGCTGACCGAGGCCGAGAAAGCGGAACTGCGCAACGGTCGCCTGTTCCCGTGGCTCCAGTTTTACGATGAGGTGCAAAAGAACTGCCCCGGCTTCGTTGAAGAATACCTCGAAGGGCGCACCGATGTTCCCTTTGACACGGTTGTCTTCGATGAGAGCACGAAGCTAAAAGCACCCGACAACAAGGGTGGCAATCGCCTGCGTAAGTGGCTCCGCGAGAACGCCGATAAAGTGCCCAACCGCATCGCGCTCACAGGCACCCCGGCACCCAACAGCCTGCTCGACCTGTTCGCGCAGGTGCGATTGCTCGATGACGGCAAACGACTCGGCCCCAACTTCGAGATGTTCAAGCGGTCCTACTTCCACACGACCGACTACATGCAATACAACTGGGCACCGAATGCCAACGCCAAGGAGGCCATTGAGCAGCGAATCGCGGACATCACGATCACCCTGCGATCCTCCGACTGGCTCAAGGATGTGCCGGACACGGTTGTCGAAGATGTGGAGATCAAGATGCCAGACGCCATGATGCGCCAGTATCGGGAGTTCGAGAAGGAGCTGGTGCTACAACTCGGCACCAAGAACATCACGGCAGCTAACGCCGCTGCTCTCGTCACCAAGCTGCTCCAGTTCACGAGTGGTGCGGTGTATGACGAGGACCGCAAAACACACGACATCCACAACCTCAAAATCGAGGCGCTACGAAAGTTGAAAAAGGAAGTCAAGACCCCCCTGTTAGTTGCCTGCATCTATCAGCATGAGAAAGAGCGGATTCAGAAGGCGTTCCCAGACGCCCGGTTCTTTTCCGACGCGAGGAACGAAACGCAGCAACTCGCGCTACTTGAGCAGTGGAACCAGCGCAAAATACCCCTGCTCGTAGGCCACCCTGCGTCCGTGGGCCACGGTCTCAATCTCCAGCGCGGCAGCTCGACGATGGTGTGGATGTCACTCACCTACAGCCGTGAACTCTACGAGCAGATGATCGCACGCCTCGCACGCCGGGGGCAGCATGACGTGGTGACGGTGTATCGCCTCATGTGCCCCGGCACGGCAGACGACGCCGTGGCTACCGTGTTGCAAGAGAAACGGGACACCGAGCAACGACTCCTGTCCGCCCTGATGCTCCTCGAAGCGGTGCGTGATGACGCGAAACTGAGTGAACGGATGGCGTCCACCATAGAAAAGGTTGCTGCCACCGAGAGCGAGGATTACGCCTGCGGTGAGTGGGGCATGCGCGATCCTCCGGTCGAGGAAGAACTGCCGAAGCTAGGGTGTGCATATATGAACGAAAGTGGTTGACAATACCGCAAACTCCACACAAACCCAAAACCCTATGAGCACACCCACACTTTCCCAACTCGCCGACATCGGGGCGGCGGCTGCATACAACGCTATCGACGGAACGCACGTTTGCATGCTCGACACGATGATGACCTGCTACAGCGACCACCGACCCGCCCGTGAAGCCTTCGCCAAAGCCGTGCTCGACGCAGTCGGCTACAAGTTCCCAGTGGACCCCGAGCGCGAGGCTTTCGAGCGGTGGTTAGCGCGACAGGGTGAAGACAACAAGCCAGACCTGTTCACGGTATGGCAAGCCGGTAAAGCGTCCACCACGACCACTGAGCCGCCCCAGCCAGAAACCTTCGAGGCGCATGACCTGACGTGGTCCAAGCACACGCCCGGCGATCCGACGCCCCTTGACCGACGCCCGGCGATCCGATGCTTCCTTGACCTACCCACGGCAGCGGGTATCATGCGTTCCGCATGGCCCGCACCCCGGCACCCACTAACGTAGTCATCCAGTACGGCTTTAAATGGCCGCGCCTGCAACGTGTGCCCGCTGGCACCGACCCTGACAGGCTGCAAGCCATCGCCATCGAGAAGCTGATTCTCGGCAACTACGCCATGTTCCGCCGCCGTGGGGCGCAACTGATGCCGTGGGAAGAGCACTTCATGCGGCTGGTGTCGCTCATCTGGGATCGCCCGGACTCGAACCCCAACTTCCGGTTCCTGTGGAACCCCTACGCCATGCGTATGCTTCGAGGGGCTGCCGTGTACGACAACCTCGCGGTGGCCGGTCACGCCTCTTCCGGCAAGTCGGACTTCTTCGGCGTGTATGCCATCTGCCGATTTCTGATTGGCGAGGAGCCGCCGTTCCCCGAGGGCGCGGTGATTGACGACGAGAAGCGGTTCGCCTCTCCCGCCAACGTGAAGGTGTTCGTCACCTCAACCACACTCCAAGAATCGCGTGGCCGAATCTGGGGGCGCATCGAAGGGTACTGGAAAGAGGCCGCGAAAGTGTTCGGGGGTGAGAAGTACATGGATGGCAAGCTCGTGTCATCGGCGGGCAAGATCGCCCACATCATGTCAGACGGCACCCAGAACAAGCTGGCCGGTATCGAGCTAGTGGCTGGCGGCAAAGGCCATGACGGCGAGGCCAGCACGAAGATCGGCTTCAAGGCTCGCCTGATGATCGTCATAGCGGACGAGCTTGCCCTGCTCACGCACTCCTTCTACGAGACTGCCACCTCCAACTTGCAGTCGAACAAGCGTGCTCAGTTCATCGGCATAAGCAACCCCACTTCCCCCTTCGATCCTTTCGGGGTGGTCATGGAACCGAAGAACGGCTACGCTAGCATCGACGAAACGATGGACGGCTGGGAGACTACGAACGGCTACTGCATCCGATTCGATGGGGAGAAGTCACCCAACGTCGTCGCTGGTCGTGAAGTGTGGCCCGGTCTCCTGACACTGGAGAAGCTGGAGAAGATTCGCGCCGACAAGGGTGAGAAGTCGCCGGAATACTACCGCATGGTGCGCGGCTTCCTGTCGCCGGATGGTGAGAGCCACGCCATTTACAGCGGGGCAGAGATCACCTCGACCAACTCGCAGGCCAAAGTGAAGACGTGGGTCAGCAACCCCACGAAGGTTGCGTTCCTAGACCCATCATTCAGCACCGGGGGAGACGAGGCTCCGGTGTGCATCTGCAACGTCGGCACCTACTACAACCCGCTGTCGATGAAGAACGTCGTCGGCATCGAGATCGTGGAGACCATCGACCTGATGAAGGGTGTCGATGCCTCGAACAAGGAGGTGGACCGCAACCAGCAGCTCGTCACCGCCTTCCACGCAGCCTGCAACAGGCATGGCGTGGAGACGGCCAACCGTGGTGTGGACAGCACCGGAGCGGGCGATCCGTTCTCGACGCTCATGGCCGGAACGATGGGCCGCGATTTCCAGATGGTCAGCTTCGGCGGCAACGCATCGGAGCGCCCCGTGTCCTCGACCGACCCACGCCCCGGCAACAAGCGATTCGCCAACAAGGTCTCCGAGTTGTGGGGCGTCGGGAAAGACCTCATGCGTGGAGGCCAGATTCGCGGACTCGATAACGCCACCTGCATGCAGATGGCCGCTCGCCTCTACAGCCTCACCGGCAGGGATGTCATGGAGGTGGAATCGAAGAAGATCATGCGCAAGCGCACCAGCGGGAAATCGCCTGACCGTGCCGACGCCTTCTTCGGCTGCATCGAAATCGCCC